CCCAAAAACGGCTAGGAACGACATCCCAAGGGAATGCTATAATAGGTCTATCACCCATCATGTAAGGATTAGCTTCGGCTTTTAACAAAGTCCCATCATTAGCAATGACAACAATAGCTTCCACATAATAACTTTTGTTTTCTCCTTCCTCATCACTAACTAATGTAGCTATTTCCTCTGCTTCAGACTCCTTCTGAGCCATTTCCAGTAGATGTCTAGGTACAAAACCATAGTATTTAGTTAGACGTACTTTGTCATCATCATGTGCTATTAGGTCTTGATCAGGCTCTATGTCAAAATCAGGGGCCGCCATAGTAACTTCTACATTTCTATAGATACCTTGTTCCTGTAATTGCTCAACTAAGTGTAATGACACAAACTCATCCACTGCACAACCCAAGGCTTCCTCTACGGAAGTTGCTAAAGGATCTATTAGGAAGTTTTGTGGCATTACTGGACGTAGTTTAACGCAAGTCTTTTCCGTTATATTGACACCAACTGCTGTTAGTTCCCCGCCCATAACAGGTTGAGTGGCAGGAGCCATCTCTTTTTCTTCCTCAAGTACAATTTCAGCTATACCTGTACCAAAAACAGCGGAATTAAGTAAACACTCCGCTACACCCTTACGTATTCTATTCTTTTTAAAATCTTTGTATAAAGTTTCACGTAAAAGTGCTATATCTTGCTTTTCTCTATCATTTACATCGTCCTCAATGTCAAACCAACGGCCTCGACCAAAGGTTGCCTCCTCTAATTCAGCAACTGAGGACTCTACTGCTTGCTGTAGGGCAGGACTTACGATTTTAGAGCGTTCTGAGTCCCTAGTTCTGTCTGCGGAAGACCACTGTCCTCTCCACAAACGATAATATTCATCAAATTTACGTGAATAATTTGTATCAAAGTGGTCACGCCATCCTTGACATTTATTAATTATCCAACCTTCAAGTGTTTGTTCCAGTACAAATTGATCTCTTTCTTCATTTAGCATATTAATACCCTGCGTATGCGTCTAATAGTTGATATTCTTCTTCCTCAAAGTCCGATGTGTATGCTATATTGGCTAATTGGTCTATGTAAGCTAAGGAATCAATTAAATCATCGTGAACTAATTGGTTAGGGAACTGAAATAACTCATCAAGGAACTGTGTGTTCCATTCTCCTTTGTTTAAGGAGATTGTACCATGTTCAAACCTACCTTGCAAAGCCCAAACAATTCTGTCGGTTTTCTTTTTATTACCGTGGGTAAGCTCATCCACTCTAAAAAACCGTTGATTTTTTTTCATGTAGTCACTTAAGTACGGAAGTACAGCATTCTTTAATGCTCCTTTCTCTATACCTACGGCTACGGGTTGGTAGTCTCTGACTGCTTGGAAGATTCTTCTGGCAGTCTCTTGGACGCCCCAACGCCCATGTACAATATTAGCGACCCACCAACCTTCTTCGTTTGCTTTAACAATAGAGATAGCCGTTTGGTCAAGTCTTTTTGTCTTCGTTGTAACTTTAGCGACATCCGCAAAACCCGCCAAGTCAACCGCAATGTAAAACTGACCTTGCTCAGGCTCTTCCTCAGAAAATCTAATATATTCTTCTTTGAATAATTCACTACCTTGAGCCTCAAAGGATGCCATAAACTCCTGACGGAAGGAAAAAGCAGACATCGACTTTTTAGCCGCTTCAATTTCCTCAGGGTCTAACAATGGATTATCATAACTTGTAAAGTGATAACCTACAAAGGTAGGGTCATCGGATACACAAGCATATGTATATAAATCATAAAAGTGATTCCTACCCATTGGCGTACCAATAAATAATGCATCACCCTTTTGGTCAGCCAAGGCAGGTCTTAATATCTGCTCCCATACCTCAGGCTTCATGTCAGCGTACTCGTCCATAACCAAAAACCTAAGACTGACACCACGCATGGTTTCCGGTCTATCAGCCCCTTTAAGGGCTATGGTTGCACCGTTGACTAATTTTATTTGTAAGTTGTTTACATGACTAGTTGCTATAACAGGATGACCTATTTCCAACAACACTTGCCACATAATGTCCCTAGCCTGTCCTTGGGTAGGGGCAACGTAAAACACATGTCCACGTTCAGCCTGTAAAGCTCTAATGATTAGCATCCAAGCGGCTAATCTACTTTTACCTGTACGTCTACCTGCGGCTATTACTTTAAATCTTGTATTATCATTGAAGACTTTTTGTTGCCACGGTAGTAGCGAAACATTAAGTTCAGTCAATTAATAAGTCCACATCACCGGCTCAAAACCATCATCGTATAAATCACGGGTGTCAACATGCACAAAAGAAGAAGCAACTCCAATTCCTGTGAACCCAAGCGAAATGGCTTGTTCCACAATTTTAAATCTTTGTATACCGTCTGCAACTTTAATATCTGCCGCGTGGCCTTGTGAATGTTGTCCTGCAATTTTTTTCTTAGCCTCTATTGGATGTGACGGGGAGCGATACCCGCTAGTGATTACAAACGGGAATCCGCAAGCCTCCCGTAGTTCATCTAATCGTTCAATGAACTCATCTTTAATTTTGTTCTCACCTGTGTACTGACAGGCAAATTCATCTCTGGAAAAATATTTAGCCATCTACATATTCTCCTTCTATATCATTATCACTGGACACTACGGTAGTCTCACCGCCAACACCTGTAATATTGATTTGTATGGCTGACCTACCTGCTCCTTTTACTACGTCCTTTTCAAAGACAGCAGTCGGTAGGATTCTATCCATAACCAACTTCCAAGCCGCCGCTTGGTTTTTATGGTCATCGTTTAGGGCCGCATCAAAGATTGACTCTAAAACTTTACGAGACTTAGGGGATGTCAACATCCGACTTTTGTACTCGTTTATGATTGCCGCGTCACCCTTCGGGCGACCCCTAGACAAACCAGTAGTGCCTTTCTTTCTTGACACCATATCGGATTTTCTAGGCCGACCTTTCTTTTTTTCTATTACTTTATCATCCAAGGTATTTCCCCTTATATACTTAAGGATACTTAAGTAAGCTTTAGGGATATTCTTTAATTTTAAAATAAATAAAATACTTAAAGTTTACTTAAGGATACTTAAGGGCGAACCTTGTTTTTCTTTACTTTACTATATTAAATATTATAGCACATTCTGAATCAAAAGTCAAGCATTATTTTAACTATTTATTAACTATTCATGACCAATCAGCCTACTTGTGTGTCAACCTGTGTTGTCCTTTATCTACACTTGTCAAACCTAGGGGGCAAGCCTGTGTTTCCTTATGTAAATCAATGACTTAGGGATACATAAGGATACTACTGTTTTTTCTTAATTTCACCTTTTTTGTATACCAGTGGGTACTGTAACAATCTTGAGATTGCCAGCGGCCCCCCCGCCCCTAAAGTTATCCACAGGTTATACATAAGTTATCCACAGCCTAGCCATGCCTGTGCATAAGTTATCCACAGGTTATCCACAAGTTATACACAGGCTAGAGTTGGCACGGGTATTGCATAGGATGACCAAGGGCCGCCTTTGGGTCGAGCTTATGTTTGACAGGTGAAGAGTGAGTATGCTTGTGGATACCCATAGCGCCTATGCATACATCATGCCAAGTAGTCATAAGTTATACTTATGTTATATAGTAGTTCAATCACTAGTGCTTATATGTTTATAGATGGCTCTATATTGCGTTCTAAGCTTGTTTGTCCTTGGTCTATACCTAAGCATGGGAAAAGATTTATATAAGATTTGCAATAGTTGGCATGGTTATTGCTACGCGTACATGCGCCCACGCGTAATAGAAGGTTACATATAGTATTCATGATATGGATATGCACTATATGTTTTAGATTATATACATTAGCTGATCAGTTGATATAATGGGCGCAAGAAGCAAGGGAACTGGTCCCGTTGCAAATAAGAATCATTATCAATTAAAGGACATACTCATGATTAAATTACATCCAGAAACAGCGAAGGAAATAGCTCAGTTAATTAATGATATAAACGTTGCAGATTTAATGCATAGGAATGAAAACAATGTAAAGAAAAGAATTTATTGGCAATCAGAAGAATTTAAAGCAATCATTAAACTAACTGAGGATTACGGTATACCTCATATTACCTATCCTCAAGCGATGGATTGCATGAAAAAAGATATGTACGCTAACGCAACATTAATCTGATAAACAAAAGGAGTATTAATTGTGGTTAAATTTATGAGTAGCAGAAAAGAATTAAAACCCTTGATTAAGCAGTTGAAAGATGGAGGCTTTGAGGTTAATAATAAGGATGGTTGGGTCACTGCTTTGGATAATGATGGTACAGAGGTGATGGTGGCAATGCCTCATAGCAATGGTTCAATGATGTTAAAATTAAACGATGATTATTTTGCAAGTTGATTTACCTATGACTATCCGGTAAACTGCGATAGTCATTAGCAAATTAATTTCAAAGGGAGTCTACAAAAGTGATTACATTATCAGAGATTAACGAATCAAACGCAATTAATCAGAGTGCTAAAGATTGGGCCAAAGATAATTTGGATTATCTCAATAAGCCGATGCGTTTTTTCGGTA